CGATGAGTCGCCGAGACTGGAGGCTGTCGCGTGATCCATCCGACCGCTGTGATCGGCGATCCGCCCGAACATCGCGACCACCGCTGGAACATGCCCGGCCTCCCACCCGAGATCGCCGACACGGCCACCATCGAAGCGTTCTGCACCATCGACGCCGGCGTCAAGGAGCCCACCAGAATCGGCGAGAGGTCATGGCTGATGAAGGGCTGTCACCTCGGACACGACGCACAGGTCGGTGACGACTGCGAACTAGCGCCTCACACCGTCCTGGGAGGCCATGTAAGCCTCGCTGACGGTGTCCGGTGCGGAATTGGTGTTCTGGTGCGTCCGTTCATCAAGGTCGGCGCAGGAGCCCGCTTAGGCGCTGGCGCTGTTGTCGTCAAGGACGTTCCTGCGGGTGAGGTGTGGGTCGGTAATCCGGCGCGGAGGCTTCGCGGTGCGGCCACTGGTGAAATGCTTACCCCGGTCGAAGAGCAGGGTTGGGACGAATACTCGGACTCGATCTGGATTCCAAAGATGGTCATCAGATGAGACTGATCGCGTTGCTGAGTTGGTACGACGAACCGACCTGGTGCCTCACCGAGCTCGTCGCCTCCCTCGCCGCAGCCGGGATCGACCATCTCGTCGCCGTCGACGGCGCCTACCTCCTCTACCCGGAAGGGCGCGCACAGTCTCCGGGTGAGCAGGCGCAGGCGATCCTCGCTGGGGCGCAGGGCGCCGGGATTGGGGTGAGCCTCTTCAGCGGTCGTGAGGTGTGGTTCGGCAACGAGCTCGAGAAACGCAGCTTCACGTTCGCCGCTGGCCATCTCGTCGCGGAACCCGAAGTGGACTGGCTATGGGTTGTTGACGCTGATGAGCGGATCCAGGAAACGCTTGGTCTCCGTCATGCGCTCGAGGAGACCGAACATGACGTCGCCTCACTTCTGATGGACGAAGTCAACGAAGGAACCCGCGAAGGCGTCCTGCCGATCCGCAAGTTCTTCCGGGCGCAGCCGACTGGCATCCACCTCGAGCACAACCACTACACCTACATGACCGGTGACGGCCGTCTCCTCTACGAGGGGTTCAACGCTCCGAGCGACGACCTTGTCGAGTGTGAGCATTTGCCGTTCGTCCGGATCGACCATCGCGGCGGCCGAGCCCCGATGAGGGTGGCGCAGGCGCAGACGTATTACGACCGGCGGAAAGAACTCGCCGCCGAGCTGGTGCGCCAGTGAAGCGGAAGCCGCGCGTCCGCGTGCACCTCAGACCCGAAGCCGAGAACGCCAGCCAACTCCCAAGCATCGAAGGCATCCTCGTTTCACGCCGCCGCCGTGAATACATGATCGCCGTGCCGGCATTGCTGGTGAATCCGCAGGCTCCGCCGTCTGAGCTCGAGTCGCGTTGGCTCGCGATCCCGAATGAGCGTGTCGCGTTCTATGAGGTTCTCTAGGTGATCACGACCGTCCGCGGGCGGGGGTCGATGGAGCTCTACGCCTTCGCCCTCACCGACATGCTCCGCTACGGCTACACCGGCCTCCGCGGCATCAGCGGCACCGTCGGCGAAGACGCTGTCCGTGGCATCCCCGCAATCAGCCGTGCCGCCCGCATCCGCGCCGAAGCGCTCGCAGCCCTCAACCTCCGCTGCTGGCAAGGCGAAGGACCCGACAAGAAACGGATGGACGGCACCTGGCAGGGAAAACTGTTCTCCGGCGCGCCGAACGAATGGCAGACGACGTTCGGGTTCTGGGAGACCGTCGGCGAATCATTGGCCTGGCGCGGCAACGCCTACATTTGGAAACTCGTCGACCCGGCCAGCCTCCGCATCATCGACTGGTACGCCCTCCACCCTGACCAGGTGAAATGCAAAGGCGCCGGCCTCTATGAGGTGACGATGAGCGGTGGTTACGTCGACCCGGTCGGCCGCGGCCCCGGCAAATACATGGTCGACTACGACACGATCCTGCATATCCGCGGCTACGGCCAGGGCGGCATGTGGGAGGCGCCGTCACCGATCAAGGTGTTCCGGGACGCGCTCACTGCGCCCGTGGAGCGGCAGAAGCATGAGGGGCGGATGTGGCGCCGCGGTACCTCATTGCAGCTCGCCGTCGAGTTCCCGCAGGGCGTGTCGAAGGAACAGGTTGATGAGTGGCGGCCGGCGTGGCAGGAGTCCTATGAGGGCACCGACGGCGACACTACAGCCGTTCTTGGCGGCGGCGCGAAGATCGTCCCGATCGGCATGACCGCCGTCGATGCCCGGTTCGTCGAAATGGCACACCTCACAGTCGAGGATGCCTCCCGGATCATGGGCGTCCCAGCGAACCTGCTCGGCGCCCCAACGATGACGGGGACGACGAAGCCGACCCTCGAGGAAGACCTGATGACCTGGTTGAGGTTCGGGTTGGGTCCGGAGCTCGAGCGGATCGAGTCGGCGCTACGCGACGACGACACCCTGTTCCCGCCGCTCGGCCGGTCCGTCTACCCGAGCTTCGACACGGAGGAGTTCGTCCGGGGCGACATCATGACGGAAGCGACCGTGTTGCAGCAGCGTGTCCAGTCGGGGATCTTGACGCCGGACGAGGCCCGCCAGATCCTCGGTTACCCGCCGCATCCGGACGGTGTCGGTGCGATTCCACAGATCACACCGGTTGGTGGCGCCCCGAATCCAGCGTTGAACGGGAAGGCGCCCGCTTTGAAGCCTTTGGAGCCGGTGTCGCCATGAACGGAGGAAACCAATGACTGAGCGTTTCTACGCGGTGGCGCCGATCGAGATGGTCGACGTCCGCGACGCATCAGCAAACGACGACAACACCTGGACGATGAGCGGTTACGCCGCTGTGTTCGGCCACAAGGCGGAGGTCTACTCCGACAAGTTCACTCGCGCGACCGTTGAGATCTCGCCGACCGCGTTCTCGAACGTCCTCTCGACCCAGCGGTTCGACCAGCCGAACGGTGTCGTTCACTTCAACCGCGGGCACGACATGAACGCTAGCGTCGCCGCCACCGATGTTCCCGCCGGCCAGCCTGGCAGCCTCCAGTTGAGCGCCGACAAGAACGGTCTCCGGTTCCTCGCGAAGGTGTCGAGGTCGGACCCGGACGGGATCGCGCTTGCCGAGAAGATGCGGGTTGGCGTTGTCCGCCAAGCATCGTTCGCTTTCACCACCTCCGGTAACGAGTTCACGTTCGCGGAGAACGAGGACGGCCCCGACGAAGAGGGTCGTCTGATCACCGAGGTCCAACACGTTTACGACGTCTGCGCCTGCCCGCAGGGGTTGTTCCCGCAGACACTTTCGAATTTGCAGCGGTACGCGACGCTGCTCGGTCAACCCGATAAGGGAGGCCATCGTCGTCAGCCCGACATGGGAGGCGGCAACGACGTCAACCGGGAAACCGGAGGCGCCGTCGACACGGAACGCGACCGGCCATACGTCGAAGAGACCCGCCAGTTCATGGCGGCCGAACGACGCCGGCTTGGTCTCGTTGTAGTGGAAGAGAGCAACGAGGATGGAAGAGCAGACTGAGGCGTCGGCAGCGAAAACGCTGACCGAACTGATCGCCTCCCACAACGAGGCAGTCGAGGCGTTCCGGCAAGCCGCGGACGCCGTCGACGAAGCCACGAACTACCCGGACAACTACGACGACGACGAGCTCCGCAAACGGCGGGACGAGTTCAACGCCGCCGTCGTCGCAGCGGAACGGCTCAAGGCCCAGATCGACAGCGAGCAGACCCGCAAAGAGGCTCGCGAGAAATACCAGTTGATCAAGACGAACGCGCCGGGCATCGCAGTCAAAGAGCCCGACATGTACGTGAAGGGTGGCCGGCACTTCCTTACCGACCTCTACGCGGCACAGGTCCGGAGCGACGGGTCCGCTATGGCGCGGATCACCAAGCACCAGGAACATGAGATGGAGAAATACGCGATCACGTCGGCGACGTTCGGCGGCATCATCCCGCCCGCCTACCTGATCGACCTGTACGCGAAGGCGACCCGCAACGGGCGCGTCTTCGCCGACAACTGCAACCGTGGGGACCTCCCCGAAGTCGGTATGTCAGTCGTGATTCCGCGGTTGACGCAGGGGCTGGCCGTCGCGGCACAGACGACTCAGAACGTCGCGGTCGTCACGCAGGACATCACCGAAGCCGACCTGTCTGTCCCCGTGAACACGCTGTCCGGTTTCTCGCCGGTGTCACGTCAGGGCATCGAGCGGGCCGCCTACAGCGACCAGATCCTGTTCGAGGATCTCTTGGCTCGTTACTGGGCGGTGCTCGACTCGTACTGCCTCAACGGGACGGGCGCGAACAACCAGCCGCTCGGCCTGCTGAACACGGCGTCCATCTCGAGCTCGACCGCGTCGACGGCCACGGTGGCCGGCGTGTGGCCGAAGATCGCCGACGTCGTCCAGCAGATCAACACGGCCGTCGGTGGCCTCGGCTACTCCGCATCCAAGATCTTCATGCACCCGAGACGGTGGGGATTCTTCGAAGCGGCGCTCGACTCGTCCGCCCGGCCGCTGTTGCCCGCATCGGGGCCGATCTTCAACACGATCGCAACCGACGGCAACAACAGCCCCGACTACGGACTCGTCGGGAACATGCACGGGCTCCCCGTCTACACGGACGCCAACATCCCGACCACGTTGGGCGCAACCACGAACGCGGACGCGATCATCGTGATCGCCTCCCCGGTCGTGCACCTGTTCGAGCGGTCCAGTGACCCGATCACGCTCGCGTTCGAGCAGACGGGCGCAACCGCGTTGACCGTCAACCTGATCGCATACGGGTACGTCGCCTTCACGGCCGGTAGGTATCCGGCTGCGTCGGGTGCCGTAACCGGTGCCGGACTGGTCCCGCCGACCTTCTAAGGCTGGGACTGAAAGGACAACCCATGGCTATCTGGGGAATGAGCGGAGGCGGGGGCTTCTAAAGCCTCGCACCAGCGGGGAGGTCCGGAGTCGCGGCCGGACCTCCCCCACCGAAAGGAGCCAACAGTGGCAGACAAAGACATAGGGGTCGGGAAAGAGTTCCCGACCGAATGGCACAAGACCCAGTACGGCGACGATCTCGAACGCGAACTCGCCGGCGCCCAGATTCGTGAGGACGAGGACGCCGCGGCGAACGCGAAAGCCGAGCTCTACCGGATCGGCCGGCTTACCAAGCCGGGTCCCAAACCGAAAGCAAAGGCGGAGTGATGTCAAACACGCAAGCCTGGATCCTCGTCGTCGAAGTCGGGGTGCTCGCACTGATCGCATTGATGGGGGCGCTCAAGTCGTGAGCCCCGGCCCCGGCTCCGTGATCGTCCCGTGTCAACAGATGGCGCGGTACCACCACTTCACCATGTCCCTCGCAGACCTTGAACTCCCGGAAGGGTCGCGGACGGTATTCGCTATGTCGACGAACATCGTGGCGAACCTGAACACCGCACTCCGGCAGCTACGGGATGAGGATGAATGGGTGTGGATTGTCGGCGACGACCATGTCTTCCGGCCGGACACGCTCACCCGTCTCTTGGATCGTGATATGGACATGGTCGTCCCGTTGTGCACCCGCCGCGGGCCGCCGTTCCCGCTCGTCCACTTCGGAGACCAGATCAGCGAAGGCAGCCCATACCGGCGCGTCCTCCAATACGACTACCTACCCGACGACGACAGACTCGTTGAGGTGCAAGCCACCGGCTCATTGCCGGTTATCCGCCGGGACGTCATCGACGCACTCGACGACCCGTGGTTCGAGAACACACCCGGCCGGATGGACGAAGAGTTCGACTTCTGTCAGAAGGTGCGCGACGCCGGCTACCGGATCTGGGTTGACCCGACCGTCGCTGTCGGCCACATCAGCGAGATCGTCACCTATCCACGCCAGATCGACGGTGTCTGGGGTGCACACATCGACTATCTGGGGGCCGATACCACCAGCGCCTTCTATCCAGGCGGCTTGGCGCACGGGGCGCTCGTCTAATGGCCGCCCAAGACCTTTGCACGCTCGCCGACGTCAGAGCGTCCCTCGAGATTCCGGTTGCGGACACCAGCCGCGACGCGCTGATCGCCACCCTGATTACGGCTGCGTCCGACGCGATCATGAACGAAACCGATCGCGAGTTCGCGCCGGTCACCGCGTCCGCCACCCGCCGCATCAAAGTCGACGGGCTCACCTTTGACCTCGCCCCCTACGACCTGCGAACCGTGACGACGATGACGCTGAACCCGGAAGGTGCCTCCCCGACCGTCCTGGCTGCCGCCACCGACTACCAACTCCAACCGATCGGAGCCCCATCCGGCACGTACACGTCGGTGAAGCTCTCCGGCTTCCTGGCGTCCCTCTACGCGGGGCCGTCGCTCTACACGTTCGGCTACGCACTCATCGACATCGCCGGCGCATGGGGATTCGCCTCGGTCCCTACCGATGTGAACCGCGCCTGTGTCGTCACGGTCGGATCCTGGTTGCGGAAGGACGTGTCCTCGCTGCTCGCCGGTTCCGAGTTCGACGTTGGCGGTGGGATTGCGCCGGCGTTCCCGACGACGATGGAAATCCCGAACGCCGCGAAGAGGCTGCTCGGTTCGTTCTACCGTCTCGGATCGATGGTGGTCGCCTAGTGGCGACGTCGACG